ATTGATATAGTCAATAATCATCTTGACCTGTGATTCATTTAAACTATCTAAGAACTTTACGCCACTACTACTCTGATATAACATCCAAGGACTAATCTTACCATTGGTAATACTATGACATACCTTGTTAGTATTACCATAACACAAATAGTCTTTAGGTACAATGCCTTCGTTCTCTGCTAAATCCATAGTAGTTTGGACACTACGTGCAATAGCATCTAACGGATCTTCAATACGCAGATACTCAATTAAATACTTTGTATAGACGCTATCACTAGCCCAAGTATCAATTTTGATGTTATTCTTCAGTAACCAATCTACGTATCTACTAATGTTTATTGCATTGATATTTGCACAATGAGTTCCAAACTTTACAAAGGCAGTGTAGTAAGCACTACGAATGAACTCCTCGTATGTCTTATTCTTTTTAGTTGAAGTATTCTTTTTATAAAACTGTAGCCAAGACTGAAAGCCAATACGATTGCCTTGTAGGTCTTTGTTCATCCAACGTTGTTTGTTCTCGCATAGGTGCTTAGCCATAGTAGATTCACGTAGGAATTCTCTATTGCAAAAATCACAACCATACTTGATTGTCTTATCAGTTGCCTCTGTCTTTTTCGTATTGAGTGATATCTTCATCTGTTACTGTCTGGCTTAGTACTTCTATGTCTGCTATTTTTAAATGGGGGTATATTTCTGCAAGATGCATTTTCTTTCTTTGCCCTTGCACAAACTGTTTTGAGTACTCTGTTAAATCCTCACTGTTTGCTTTAGGATAAATCTTTGTAAAGTATTCTTTGATTTCTTTTACTTGTGCTGGTTCTTTTAACAAACTTACACGTTCTTTAATCTGTGGTAACCACTGATGATATTGTTTACCTTTGCCGGGGCTTGCCGCACACATCATATACCATTGTAGTTTAGGATGCTTTGATACATTCTCATTAAAGAAGTATTTATTAGCGTGATATTCTGTACTCATTGCATAGTATCCTGCAATATCACTAGAACCCTTTACATAACTTAACCACTTGATTAACATAAACGGGACAAACTTACGTTGCTGTTCAGGAGTAAGTCTATCGTAATAATCATAGTCTTTCTTGTCTAATGCCGCAATAGCTTCAAACAAGTTAAAGTCTTGATTCTCTAGTTTCTCGTCTGCGGGAATAGCTGTCTTTTTAGTTGCCATTAGAATGCCTGACTATAATCTACAATCTCACAGTTACGACTAATCTCTTTTACAAAATATACACATCTAGGTTTTACTCCATCATCTAATGGTACACATAAGAATTGTCCATTCTTCAATCGGGGTGCATACCATGTTACATCATGGTAAATGTCTACAATCTCAATAGGTACAAAACTTGGACTAAAACTAGTTAATGGGTTAAACTCAAACGCATTGAACCCTCTATCATTGATACTAGTTAGTGGTAATGTTTCTAAGTCGCCATGTTCTTGTTCACCGATCAATATTTGCCAATCAATGGGCATCTTAATCGTACTGTTACCAATCTTTAATACAAGTGCAGGGCTACTAAATGATTCTAAAAAGATTAGTGGAATATAGTGATAATCTACGTTTGTGGGATTACTATTATCTAGTATTGCAAAACGTAGGTCATCAATTTCTTCTGGGAGAGTTTCTAAGTTATAGAATTCGTTGTCAAGTGTTAATATACGCATGTTGTTATTGTATCATATTCTTATCTGTATGTCAACTTTTCTAAGTCAAACGGGTAGTTTGCTTCTTTATAAAAAGCCTTACGTTGGGTTAAGTGTCGTTTGGCAAACTTACAACTACTTGTTATATCCCAGATTTGTACAAAGTCTTTATCTTCTGCTTTTCGAATTCCACGCCCAATACTTTGTATAACCCGAACAAAACTCTTTCCTGGCTCCAACAAAACTAGATTAAAAATACGAGGTATATTAATGCCAACAGCAGCCACACCATAAGTCGCCACAATAATTTTGTTTGTACTCGTTGCAATTTCGTCATATTCTTCTTTCCTATCAACCATATTAGTAGCGCCGCTAACGAACACACTATCTGGTAATCTACTAACAATTTCTTTACCTGCATTAACCCTATCTACCAGGATCAATACGTTACCAGTTTCTTTAATCTTTAATATCAACTGTGCAATAGCATCTAATCTATGTGTATCCTCAAGCAAGTGTTTCAACTCACTTTGGTAATTACTAAACTCTACTTCATCTTTAAGCTGTACAATGTTTACGTGACATTGTGCTAATACACCCTGATCTTGTAACTCACTTGCACTTAGTTTACTGATGACAGGTCCTAAACTAACAAACAATGACTGTGCTTCAAACTTAGCTTTAGGAATAGTTCCGGTTAGTCCCCAACGAATAGGAACTTTAGCAAACACGCCTGTAAGTAATGTCTTTAATGCATCTGCTTTGGCCATATGAACCTCATCTACCATCACACAAACAACACCTTCAATGAAGTCCATAATATCTGCTTCGCCGGCTTTTGTTTTCTTAAGCATATTGTTAAGACTCTGCCAAGTACAGATAGTGTGTGTTTTGTTGTACTCTTTACGATCACCAAAGTATACACCAACGTCTAATCCTAGATTGATATAGTCTGCTTCCGTCTGTGTTACTAAACTTTTGTTTGGAACGATAACAATGCTACGACCATATTGTTCTATGCTGTAGCTTAGTGCGGCTGTCATCAATGTCTTACCTGCACCGGTTGCAATCTCTTGTAGTGATTGCGGATTCTTTAAGAAGTTGTTAACGATACTGATTTGATAATCACGTAACTCTACGGGCGTGCCTTCTTTGGGATGACCTTTCGGCCAATTCTTATGAGCAAATGTTGATTCGGACACTTCAGCAAACTCAAAGGTTGTAGTGTAGTCTCGGGTATCATCCAACTCAATATCATATCCTGCTCTATCCAGTACTGGTAATATTTCTTCTAATAAGTTAATATAGGTACTACCGGCTAAACTAAAATAGCTAACCTTACCATTCCATCTACCAAGCCTTACTGCCGGAAGATACCTTGCTCCGGGTACTTCGTACTCAAACATTTTCATCAGTGCTTTGCGCTCCGCTAGTTCAAGTCCTTCTATCTTTACGTTAACTTCATCTTTAACTATTATCTTACATTGTTTCATTTATCTCCTAAATTTACAGGCTCTGAGTTAACACATTTTATCATTTTAAATAGAGTTGTAGGCAAATTCATTGCCCCGTAATTTCTATAATGTATCATAACAGGTTTATCATATGATTTCAAGTTAGAGTGGTCTCTTATGATATCCATTTCTAACTCATTTAATAGATTTTCCGAATTCTCTCCTAATAAGAATAATTGTTTGAAATTAGAACTTAGCCTTGAAGATTCGGATATACCATCACATCCCAATTCACTTAACCATTTAATAGCAGTCTCTAGTTCTTTGATTTCAAAGTCACTTTGAAAATTAACAGCAAGATTTACTTTACGTGGATCTTCGATAGTAGAGAAATATTCTATAACAGAATCACTGATGGCAATTCCATACTGTACGTAATCCGCTACCATTTTTAAATCATTGGTTAGCGGAATATTTTGTATAGTGTCATATAGAATTTGATTACATGCGGCTACGTAAAAATAACCATTATTGTAAACAAGTGTCGGCTCCCAATATTTAACTGATTCATATTCGCTAAGACTATCAATAATTTGCCGAGTAATAGAGCAATAATCTATTGTGTTAAAATAGTCTGCACTCATTGTAATCAACTCTTTTAACGTTGTGGGACCATATGATATTTCATATTGTCTTTTATCTTTTAGCCATTCCATGGAATGTATTGGCTTTTTTTTCAAAGCTGTTAAAAAACTTTTACTAAAAGGTGATCTGAAAATTATTTTATCTTTAATAATGGATATTGAAGCATTAGTATATTGCGGTGAGCTTTCTATTACATTACATTTCCAAGGTAATAGTAATAGTGTATCAATATCAAATTTTTGTTGTACATATTGCCTGCGGTATTTTAATGCAATCTTTTTAAAAAGGCTATCCTGATTAGTAGTGATTGTGTTTTTTACACCAATCATATTGGTTAAGTTATTTACAAACTGTAGGTCATACCTGCTTAATCGTATGTTGATAAGCATAAAGGTGCCAACATCTTCAAGTGTCTTAAAATCCATTCTTTATTATATCACATGTATACAGTATTTACAAACATAATGGTTAAAGGAGCATTGCTCCTTTATCGAAGAGGACTTATTGACATTGCCTCTACGCACACTGCAGGGTTATGCGTGTTTCATACACGTTGTACGTGCAAGATTTTTCCAGTTGTTCGGGCTAATCTTTACCAAGTCAGCGATCTTCAAACACATACGCAGTGAAACTTCACGTAGTTTTGTATGATTGTCCCACATAAAGTCAATCACCATTTGTGCTTGTTCTTCAGTGAAATCATAATCGCTAAACAAACCACCATTAGCATCACGATGCACCTGCTTGATACGCAACATTTTGTCACGATCACCATCGATAGTCAGGTCCAGAAAGTGACAACGTGACTGCAATGCTTCTAAGTGGTCCTGCAGTTTCTTAGATTTCAAGTTACTAAACTTCAAGTTAGTGATAAAGATAGCACTACCATTGAAGTTGAAAGTATTCGGGATACCTTCTTCACGCAACAAACGTGAATCAGAGTTCCAGCAGATTCTACGAGTCTTACCTGAATCTAATGCGGCCTTCAAAATGTTCAATGCTAAGTCATCAGTAAAAACTGAATCACAATCATCGAAAATCAAAACATTCTTTGTGTCAGAATATTTGTACAACTGAGCATACAAACCCAATGCAGTCATCGCACCTTTAACAATGTTAAAGCGAACACGTTTACCTGCAAGTTTGTCAAACATACTTGCCTTTTCCATTTGTGTCTCAACACCATATGATTTACCGACACCGGGCGGGCCTGACACAATCATAGCACGAATGTCACCATTGATTGCCGCACGTGACATTTCATCGAGGACCTCGAAACGAGCCGCAATACGGTCCATTGCTTCTGTTTCAGTTTCTTTAACTGATTCTTTTTTAAATTCTACTGTATTAGCTATCACGTTATCTCCATTTAAAAATTCAATTTCATTGATACTATCAACAAGTACCTTGACTTCAGGTATGTTGATTGCGAATTGACCATCATTTTTAACAGTCACATAACCACCTTTAGCACCGGTCTGAAAACCTTTAACTAAAGTAAATTCTGTATTGACTACAGATTGTTTACGATAAGAGCCAGAGAGAATGCGAATAGTAGACATTTGTTTCCTTTATTTCAGTGTCAATACAAGTATTGTATCACGTTATCCATTTATTGTCAAATTTTGTGCCTTAAGCGGCCTTGCGAAAATACCCATAGGGTAAGCTAAGTGTCCAAGCCAAATACTCATCATCGCCGTTAGTGTCCTCGGCTTCGTGGATCCAGCGCATTGCTGTTGCACGGTCCTTAGCACCTGAAAACATCAGGTCACTGATACGTTTCTCAAAAGAGAAAACTGCATTTTGCTCGGCCGCAACACGGGCCTTTTCTTCGGCTTCAATAGCCACTCCGAGTCCTTCAAACTCAGCTTCAAACTGTTCCAAAGTCCAAGTTGAAGTGTCAATACCACGGGGGCGAACACCGTAAGCATCCTTGTACATGTCCCAATACATAGATTGGGCTTGTTCCAATTGTGTCAACTCTTCCCAAGATTTGAATTCTGTAGTCATTTTCAAGTCCTTTTCTTTACTGAATAAGA